TAAACTATCTCTTGTTTGTATTTCTAATCCACCTCCATAAGTTCCACCATCTGCATAACCAAATATTCTTGCTCTTTCGTTACCACCATTTCCTCCTGCTGAAAGAAATGATAAATATGGATTTCCTGTTCCTGCACCAAGTAATAAGTTTCCAGAACTGTCTATACGCATTCTTTCTGTATCAGTAGTAGCAAATACAAGAGGTATAGCTGTTTGTGTTTTTAAAACACCTGATGCATTATTAAAAAGAAAACTACCGACTCTTGTGCCATTTGATTCAAAATCTAAAAAACCACCTGTTGTTCCATCAAAAGTAAGTGTTGTATATCCTGCATAATTATTTGGCGAAGCAGTTCCTATTCCTACGTTTCCTGTAAAAAACGCATTATTTTCATTTATACTTAATTGGTTACTATTATTAACTGCAAAATAATGATTTCCACCTGTTGGAACATTATAAAACCAAGTAGAAGTTGTGCCATCTGAACCTATCCATCTTGTTGCTCCAGTTCCTATATTATTTGAGGTTACTGATAAATAACCACTCAATAAAACATTTCCTGCAAAAGTTGCGTTACCATCTGCTTGATTAATAGTTAGAACATCACTTGAAGTGCCATAAGAATAAAATCTAAAATTGTCATCTCCTGTATTTCTTAAACCTACTATCCATTTATCAGCACTTGCAGTTTGATATTTTGTTATTGCATTATCATTTGTCGCTGCTCTATCTATTTTAATAGTATCTTGAGTTCCAGATGTAGTAATATTTAAACCACCAGTTGTGCTTCCTGTTATAGTTGCTGAATCTGCATTTATAGCTCCTGTTATATCAACACCTGTACTTATTGTACTTAATTTTTGGTTTCCACCGTGATATAATCTAACATAATTACTTGCATCAACAGCAATAGCAGTTTTTGTTGAACTTCCTACTTTGAAAAAAGTTGATTCTATTTTAGTATGACTTCCTGTTGTAATAGTAGCTTCGCCTTGACCTGCTTGAGCAGCAGAATCGTAATAAATTTGAAATGCATTTGAAGTTCCTAATCTTATTCTTTTATCATCTGGAAAATTTAAGTTTCCTGCTATAACAGAATCTCCACTTGTAGCATTTACTGTAAATTTATCTGTGTTTATTGCTAAATCTCCTGCAAAGGCAGTATTTCCACTTGCTGCGCCTACTGTAAATTTATCTGTATTTACTGCAAAGTCTCCTGTTGAACTTAAATTAGTATTTGTTGTTAATGAACCATCAACTGTAATTGCACTTCCTGATTCTGAAACTATTGAATCTGCTATTACTTGCGTTGCTGACCATTTAGTTAAATTACCTGTTGTTCCAGTTCCATCTACTTGTGAATGGTCTAATTTAGTCCATTGATTGTTTGCCCCTGCAATTACCCAGTCTCCAACACTCCAACTTGATATACCATTTAAAGTAGTTGTACCCCCTACGCTTACAACGTAATAATGCCCTTGTGTTATAAAAGGACTATTATCAATAGTGTATGCTTCACCACTTAACATTATATCTGCATCTAAACTAAGAGTAGTATTACTATCTACGTTTGTAACTAATGCAGTTTGTCCATCTACTTGATTTACTACTTGGTCTCCTATTGTAACTGTTGATGTAAAAGTTGCTGTACTATCAATAAGTTTACTTGCTTGTACTCCTGTTGTTGTACCTGCTGCAGCTTCACCACCACCTGAACCTAATACTGGTGAGTTACTTGAAGCATCCCAAGAACCCATAAATCTTAACCCACCTGCTAAACCATTTATTTGAGATTGTACTTTACCAAACCCTTCAAGAATTGTATCGGTTGCTAAAATAGAACTTGCAGAAGGTGTTGTTAACCCTGTTAATACTTTGCCAGTTACTGAATTATTATCTAATGTTACTGCGCCACTTACATTTCCTGTTCCATCAACACTTGATATTGTTCCTGTAGCTTGACCTGTTAAAGATAAATCTCTTGCAGTTTGCCATTTTGTAGCAGTATCTGCATTTCCTGTTAGGTCTCCAGTTACATCTCCAGTAACATTGCCTGTAACATTACCTATAACTGCTCCTGTATGAGTACCTGCTGAATTACCAGTTAAATCTCCAGTTACATCTCCTATAACATTTCCAGTCACATTTCCAGTAACGTTTCCTGTAAGATTACCAGTAACATTTACATTAATTGAACTTGGTAAACCTATTTGTATTTGTTGATTTGAACCAGATGTTTCTATTTCGTTTGCAGTACCTACAACACTAAAAGTTTGTGAATTTAAAATTACTGCACCACTTCCTGAATCTGTTGTAAAATCTAAATCACTTGCATTGTTTAAACTTTTTACATAAGCAGTTGTTGCTACTTTTGTAGAATCATCTGATGACAACTGAGTGGTAGCAGTTACCCCTGAAGCAAGAACAGAGGTAGCAGTTACATTACCTGTTAAGTCTCCAGTAACATTACCTGTTACATCTCCTTGTAAATTTCTATGTATTGTTGCAGGTAAACTTAAACTTAATCCTTGACCTGAAGCAGCAGTTACAATTTGATTAGTTGTTCCTGTTACTGCAAATGTTTGTGTGTTTAGGTTTACATCTCCAGTTCCACTATCCCCACTAAAATCTAAATCAGAAGCTGCATCTAAAGTATCTACATAAGATGTTGTAGCTATTTTTGTTGAATTATCTCCTGCTGTTTGTGTAATAGCAGTTGAATTGTTAGGTAAATTTACACCTGTTGAATCTAAAGAAAAAGTTATTGATTGACCAGATGCTACTGTTGTGATTTCGTTAGTCGTTCCACCTATTGCAAATATTTGTGAATCTAAATCTATTTGACCAGAACCTGTATCTCCAGTAAAATCTAAATCTTCAATAGTAATTTGAGCAGCAACGTAGTCAATTATAGCAGCAGTTGTTGGGATTGTAGTATCATTATCGTTATTAGAAATACCATCTGCAGCATCTACAAACTTTGTTATAATAATGTTTTCTGCAGTATCTTTTAAAGAACCAAATTCTAAAATAGCAGTAACCTTAAAATCTCCTGCTGTATTCATATAAATTCCAGAAGCTAAACCAGAACCATCTGTTAGTTCTTTTAAACTTGCAGTTAAAGCAGCATTATCAATAGTTTTGATTAGCCCTGAATAAGTATCTGATATTCTTGTGTTAAATAGACTTGCCATATTTTTTATTTTTTTCTTGTTTCTTTAAAAACGTTTTTAGTTTTTCTATATTTTTTTGTTTTGGTTTATATCTCATAGTACCCACCCATTAAATAAAGCATCATAGTCAGGGTATATGTCATCATTTGAATTACTTGTGTATTCAGGATAATCTGACTGATTAAACGCCATAAAATCAATAAAACGTCTTGAATAATATTCCATAAATTCACGAGCTTTATCAACTAAATAATCTACTTCATTTTTACTTACAGTTTCGCTTGTTTCTGACCTGTGTTTAAATACTCCACCATTTTTAATAGAATAACTTGCAAAAGGAATATAATAAACTTGAGCTGCCCAAATTAACATTGGTTGTAAATAGGTATTTAATAATGTTTTATATTTTACATTTGCAACATCATCAATTTCTCCATTAGCAATTAATGTAGATATTTTATTATATAAGTCAGTTCCAGTATAGTTTTGTATATCAATTTCTTGAGCAAGTTTAATAAATTGTATAAATTTATCTGTATCAACATTCCCATCAAGGATGCTATTTCTAACTAAATCTGTTCTATTTATAAATAATGCTGTTGCCATAATTTTTTATTTTACGCCAGGATAATGACCTTGATTTGGCATATTAACTGGTGCTATTATTGATTCTTTTGTACCTACTGGGTTTTTAATATATGTTTTAGGTATCGTTCTTGTTGTTTTATAATTATCTAAATTTTTAGATGGTTTTGTATTTGCTTTTAAACGATATAATACACGATTCCATTTGTGCCTACAATAAACCCCACCTTTAAATTTAAATAAATCATAAGGTTCGCCTTTATGCCCTAATTGTTCATTAACACCATCTCTTGAAGCCTTATCAATATCTTCGATTCTATAAACATTACCTGCTTTACTTAATTCCATCATATTTTTACAAAATGGTCTAGAAGTATTATCATCTTTCATTGCTTTTGTAGAACCAACAACATATTTATATCTTATTTTATAGTTTTTAGAATCTAAATAACTAAACCCATTTGGTTTAGAAGTTATTATAGTATTCAATTGTTGAAATAAATTCTTTTTTTCTTCTATACAAATATTTGCCCAATCTTCATTACTAATATTTTCGGCTTCATCTAATTCATCTACAAATTCCCATTCATCACTTATAATTTCGCCTTTTAAATTATTTAATATTTCTTCACCCAATTCAATAGATAATTCTGTATGTTTTTCACAGGGCATATACCATACTTTGTCTCCTTCTTTATGTTCGTGATGTCCTTTACATCCCATTTTTTCTGCTTGTGCTTCAGCTTCTTCTATTGTTTCATAAACCTGTTTATCATCAATTTTTTTTAATGACATTTTTACACCTGTTTCTTCTTCTATTTCTTCATCTGATTGTACACTTCTGTCAACATCAGTAAATTCTAATGGCTGTAACGTAATAAAGTATAGGTTTAAGGCTATATTATTAAAAGCAAGTATATTATCAAAGCAATCTATTAAAAGCTCTTGAAATGGCCTTATAACAGTATTATCCATAAGCAAGGAGGCAGTTTTTATTTCATCTGCATTGTTTCCAAGCCCTGTATTGTCTTTTATTCCTAAAAGCATAGGACTTACAACCCTATGAGCAACTAATACTTTACTTTGCGATTCATCACTTAAAAATTGGTATTGGTTATGTGCATCACTTAATTGAACAGGTGTAATTTCTGCTTGTGCTTCTTTATTGTCGTTGAAACTTAAAATAAATTTACCTGCATTACTTGTTCCACTAAATTTTTGTGCAATTCTTGCTTCAATAAGTTCTCTTTCTTGTGGATTAGGTGTTCCATTGTTAAAATTAATTAACATAGATGGGCTTAATCCATTCATTATATTATTTAAATGAAAATTAGATATTTCTTCTTCTAATTCTGCGTATTGTATTCCACCTTGATAATCTACAGGTGCATAGTAATAAAAACCTGCTTTATATGGCTTTATATAATATATTTCTATATTTTCTTTTGACATTCCAAATGAAGGAATACGTAAAGGTTTGTCAGATGGTTTTAATTTAGTCCAATCTTTAAAATAATAATAAGCAGGTATGTCTCCATCTTCATTTGCTTTTTCTGCTCGTAATGTTTCAATAGGCATATGTTCTATTTGTGCAATTTTAGTTCTATCTTTAGAATAAATTATTTGTATAGCACATTGACCCATAAGTTTAAGGTCATAACATAATTTTCTTACAATATCTTTTTTAAATAATGTAATCATTCCTGCATACTGCTCAGGTTTTTTATCTGAATCAGTAGCACCTAAACCCTTACCATAAATTTGTTGACTAATACCATTAATACAAGCATTATTAGTTGGGCTTCCATTGTATCTGTCTATTAAAAATTGAAAGTAATTATTATCAGCACCATATGCAATCCAATCTTGATTTGGTACTTCTTCAACTATTGGGCTTGTATAAGTACTTAAATTAACAAAACTAATTTCTGACTTAGAATTTTTAACAAATTGTCCTAAGTTATTTCTTTTTCTATTTTTCATATTACAATGTAATCATTATTATAAGAATTATCTGTGATATATTGACCTTGATTTAAGTTATAATATAAATTATCCATTTGGTCTATTTCTTGGTCAGTACAAAAAATTCTATCTTTAAATATAGTATCAATATTAGTTGTATCTATATTCCAAAATTCATTATATAATTCCCAAAGAAAATAATTAGTATTCCAAAAGTTTGGGTCACTAAATAATTTTAAATCGTAAAAATGACCTTCAACTAATACAGGGCTAAATACCTGATTAAATGTTAAATAATTACCAGATGTTGTAGCATTAGTAATTTCATAGGTTTGTGTTACATTAGTACTGTCATCTCTTACAGATAATGTAAACTGTGTACCATATGTTCTAGGTATTACTTTTAAATTTTGAGCAAGTGCTGATGTGGTTAATACAATCATTTTATATATAACGTAATAAATAACTTATTTTGTAGAATATTAAAGCAAAAAAAAAGCACCCCTAAGGATGCTTTTAATTTTACATAATTATTAATTATGGAGTTGGATTTATTTTAGTAGCGTCAGCAACAATTAAATTAGCAGCTAAAAAGTAGGGAGCAGTTTCTTCTAAACCTTCCATTGTTAATGTGAAGCCTGATAAATCTCCTGCAGCAGCACCAGTTACGGTAGTTCCTCCAGTACATTCCATACCATTTTCAAATCCACATAAAAATTGGTTACCATAGTAATCTTCAACGACTACATAAGGTCTACCAACTGCAATAATTTGCAATTCGTTTTGTGTTTTTGCATCTAAATATGTTAATGTTAAATTTAATGTTTGAGTATAAAAAGTTGTACCATTTTCTCTCGAACTCGTTACAGTAGTTTCAAGTGATGAATTTCCTTTAACATCATACTCATACCAATCAGGTTGAGTACCTGTTATTGTAGTAACTTCACCATCTGCACCTAAAGTAATTCCAGTAAGACCTCCAAAGTCACCGAAGTAAACTTTTTTAATCCCACCAAATGCCGATTTGCAAGGTAAACTTCTTCCAGTTGTTAATGCACAAGCCATAGTTTATTTTTTTTTATAAAAAAAGGGTAAGTAGGCACATACCCACCTACCCTATTTTTGGTTAATTTAATTTATTAAGAATAAAGAACAATATCAGACCCTATTCCATACTGAACACCTGCAGTAAATCTCATTATTACTCTTACGTTCTTACTTCCATCTAAGTCAGCCATATCAATTAGCTTAACTAGGTTGTAATCAGACATTAAGCCTGTTCCAAAGTAAAGGTTAGATTTTTCAGCAGCAACAGCAGTATTATTTGGCAAACCATTAGCAACAAAGATTTTAACACCATCGATAGAAAGGTTTTCGTTTCCACCGAACCATAAAGTTCCTCTATTGTCAATTCCATTTGCACCTACAGAACCTACATTTTCAGTTCCTGCAACGTTTGTTAAAGCAGCATACCCACCTAAAGCTCTCACATATGCTTTAGCAATATTTTGAGATACATAGATGTATAAGTCATCTTTACCATATAAGCTACTTGGAATTGAATCTACAATTTTACCAAGTTCTGCAATAACGTTTCCTGAATTAACACCACCACCTACAGCAGCAACATCAATTACACTTGCATCAGCAGTCATTAATGGAACTAATCCATCAAATTCTCCTACGTTAGCATTAGCACCATTCCAAATATTTTGTTCTGTTTTTTGTGCTACCTC